AGGCGCCCGTGGTCGATGTCGAACCGCACAGAGCCGCACAGAGCTGTAGGTGCCCGTGGTCGCGCCGTAGGCGCCCGTGATCGACAAAGCACGACGGGCGCCCGTAGGCGCCCGCGATGTCTACCTATGGGCGCGTCCGTCATGACGCGATGCCGGGGCGCACCATGGCCAGACCGGTGCCGATCATTTTGCCTTTCGCTCGCAATCCGACCACCACGCCGCGCTTGTCGATGTAGCGTTCGTCGGATTTGTCGCCGTCGATGACGGGCGCCCCTAGGAAGGTGGCAGGCAACGGGCGCCCGCGCCTTGTGTCAAAGATCACTGCGACCGTGCCGAACCTATCGAGCATCTTCAGCGCGTGCGCGTCATCGTCACGTTCGCTCACAGAAAACGTGAGGTGATAGTTACGGGGAACATCACGGCGCGTCCACTTCGTGTAATCGTAGAACGTCACCCGCGGAAACATAGTGAACAACCAGGGTGCGATGATCTCCCAACGTAGATCGCTGAAAGTGTTCAACCTCACTGCGATGCGTTGTCCACGCTTGGCATGGCGCTTGATCGCTTGCGAGATTTCGTCCGCCACCAGTGTCAAAAATTCTGAAGGATAGACCGCCAGAAAGCGAGTTTTCATGATGCGCGCCCGTGGCACGGTTTCATACCGACCATTGCCGGCATGGGCGACACATCCAAACTCACAATCGTCTGTTGAGAATGTGCAAGCGTTGTATCCGCTTGACTTGGCTGGCGCCAGACTCACCCCGTAGGTGGGGCGCTTACTCTTGCCATACTTCTGATTTGCTGTAGGTGGTGTGAGTATGGGCTGGTAAGAGCTGTAGCCATGGATCCGGCGCCAAAACAGCCACGCGGTACGGGCGCGGATGACGTCGACTAGTTGTGGCTTTGCCTGTTCGAGCAAGCGAGACAGGTTGCGGATTGCCTCTTGCGATCCGAGTGATGCCAGGACGCCGGCATCCGCCAGGGTCGTGGTCTCTGTGGTCTCTGTGCAAGTCATGACTGGCGACCGCTCAGAAACCTGGCAGTGGTCACACTGCGAACGAACGATTCCGCCTGGCGGATTCCGAGCGCAGTGTGAACGCCGTTGGTAGGACCGAAGTAGTCCTGACTGACTGGCATGTCTGCCAGCACAAAGAACCGGTAGCGGGTGACGCCGTCACCAGGTGAGTAGGTCTCCACGTGGAGACCTACGCGCTCGGATGCGGCCTGCAGTTGAGTCATACGCTGATTTGTCATACCGCCAGTGTATGCCGGTTGCGTAGGCGAACGGTGGCAGTAGCACGGGCGAACGGGCGAACGGTGCCGGCATGGCATCGACCATCGACGGGGCCGGCATGGTTCGTGTGACGTCGACGGGTGGCGGGTGACGTCGACTGGATGTGCCATGCCGGCATGGTCGGATGAGCGCCAAAGCGAACAGCCGTTCGGTCCGAGCATGGAATGTGTCGAGAGGTGCCGATTTTTTATGGCAGACGACGACCCTGCATCACTGGCCGCTCGTTCTTTTTTTGCGGTAATCTCGGGCAGGCCGGCCCGAAGGAGAGCGATGTGGCGGCGACCAAGGTGGGACGAGTCGAAAGCGGGCTCAGTCAAGACCTCATGGACAGGCCGGATATCGGCCAGGCGGCCCGGGCTCAGCTCCGCTCACAGGCTAGAGCGGTCGATGTCGCCGAAGCGGCGCGTGACGTCGAGTTAGTCACAAAGGCCAATGCCGTCTACCTCACCTCCCTCGCCGCCAACGGGCTCGTCGTCGGGTCGCCGCCGGTCACCGACAGCTTCGCCGAGTTCCTTTCTGAGCTGTCCAAGCCCGCCGCCGATATGGGCGACGTCCCGAACCACTGAGCGCAAGAGCTACGGTCCCCAGGTCGCCAAGCTGGCCGACACCGTCGGCCGTCCGTTCATGCCCTGGCAGCGACAGGTCATCGACGTGGCGCTCGAGGTGGATCCGGTCACTGGTCGCTTCGCCTACAAACAGGTGGTCGTGACCGTTCCAAGGCAGAGTGGCAAGACAACCGCATTCGGAATGGTCATGGAGCACCGGGCCATGACGTTGCGGGGTGGCCGGGTGTGGTTCACCCAGCAATCACAAAAGGATGCGGTGGACTGGCTGCTCAACGAGCATTGGCCGATGCTGTCTCCGTTCCACGCCGTGGCCCGGCTGCGACGTGCCGCCGGCAGCGAACACGTGGGCTGGCCGTCCGGTGGATTGGTCAGACCCTTCCCACCGACACCGTCGGGTCTGCACGGCAAGACCTCGGATCTGGTGGTGATAGACGAGCCGTGGTCGTTTGATTTGATCAAAGGCCGCCAGATCGACCAGGGCATTGTCCCCACCCAGGCCACCAAGCCCAATGCTCAAGTGTGGAAGGTGTCGACGGCCGGCGACGCCAACAGCCTGTGGTGGCTGGGCACGGTGGAGTCCGGGCGTGCCGCCGTGCTGGCCGGGCGCAGCGAAGGTCTGGCGTACTTCGAGTGGGCGTGTCCCAACGAGCTTGATCCTTGCGACGAGGCGTCGTGGCCGGCCTACCATCCCGCCTACGGGCGCACCATCGAGGCCGGCGCCATGCACTCGGCCCTGGAGCTGCTCGGTCCCGACGAATTTTCGAGAGCCTATGGCAACCGCTGGGTCTCTACCGTGGCCCGGGTCATCCCGGCCACCGCCTGGTTGGCGGCCGGCGACGACAAGCAGCCCATGCCGGAGCGGGGCAAGCTGAGCCTCGGCTTCGACGTCGCCATCGACCGTTCCGACGCCTGCATCGTCGCTGCCTGGCTGGACGGTCCTGTGGTTCGCCTGGAGGTTGCCGACTGGCGGGAAGGGTCGGGATGGGTGGCGGAGCGTCTGGCCGCCCTGGCCGACCGCTGGGCACCCGTACAGATCGCCTACGACTCCCACGGCCCAGCTCTGGACGTGGCCGACGCCGTCACCCGGGGCGGGCTCGAGCTGGAAGGGCTCAAGGCTGCCGACATCGCCGCCGCCTGCTCCGGCCTGCTGGAGGGCATCATCACCGAGCCGCCGACGCTGCGCTACAAGCCGCATCAGGCTCTGGACGCTGCCGCCGCGGCGGCCACCAGACGGGCGCTCGGTGACGCCTGGGTGTGGGGCCGGCGCCAGACCACGGTCAGCCTGTCGGCGTTGACGGCGGCCACCTGCGCCCGCTGGGCTGCTTTGCACGCCCCGGCGGCGTCGGGGCCGTTTAGGATCTTCTGACGTGACCCAGAACGCCGACTCGGTGGGACACTGCTGGGCTGATCCTCGTGAGGATCGAAGTGGTCTGGGGTGGTGGGAGGAACATCCGGCCTCGCCTGCGACATGCCTTCTTCCTGATGGACATGACGGGCCGCACGACTTCACGCCCGACTCGGACATCGTTATCACCTTCGCCCCCAACGACAGGTCGGAGTCATGACCCAGAAGCCGACTCAGGAAGAAGTTATGAGACTTGTGGAGGCGATGTTTGCTGGGATCGCCAAGCACGACGATCACTGCTGGGAACAGGTGGGGCGGTGTGTCTATTGCGTGGACTGTGGGCAGCGGCTCTATCAGGGGCGCATTCCGTCGGATCACACCAACGTTCGGACCAAGCGCCGTGTCCACGACGAAACGCCAAGGGCAACAAGGGAAATGCGGGAACGGTGGGGGATGGACCGGTGACCCCGAACGCCGACTGTCATAGCCTGGTGTCGTACTGGGCCATCGTGTTGCGGTAGCGCGCCTGGCGGGCTCGGACCAGCTTGCCGCCCCGTATGGAGTTGCAGTGCTTGCACGTGGCTCGCAGGTTGGCGGGATCCCAGAAGGCGCCGCCCTCGATGGTGGCGTCGATGTGGTCGACGGCGGTGGCGTCGTGCTTGCAGCCGTGCTCACGCACCTGGCAGACCCACCGGTCGCGGTCGAGGACGAACAGCCGGAGCCTCTTCCAGTTCGCCGTCCAGTAGCGGTTGTCAATGCTCACGCGGTCTCCTGCACGCTATTGCATATCTAGTCATCCCAGTGTATAGCCTGATAGCATTCCGACGCGGTGAGCATCACGCAAACGCCTCTCATTGGCTCTAATCGCCCTCGAGCGATGATGCGTGACGCCACCGGTCAGTGGACAATCCCGCCGCCGGGATCCTATGGAGTGCTCCCCGGGCCGTTCGTCTATGACGCCACCAGTGCCCGAAGGATCCCGGCGGTGGCCCGCTGCATCCAGCTCTACGGCGGATTGACCAAGCAGATGCCGATGGACGCCTACCGGGGTCTCCAGCGCATCAACCCCACTCCCAGGATCTGCCAGCGCCCCGACCCGCTGCGGGCCGGCTCTTGGTTTGTTGAGAACTCGGTGGTCGACTACCTGCTTAACGGTAACGCCGTCGCTTTGATCACTTCGAGAGGCTTTGACGGTTGGCCGCTGTCGGTCACCTGGCTGCCGGCGGCGTGGGTGTACATCGAGTGGCGCACCGGCGTGTTCGGCGCCGAGAACGACGTGGCTTACTACTACCTCGGCGCCGAACTGCCCTTCGATGACGTCATCCACGTGCGCCGGGGCGCCGATCGCAACTACCCGGTGCGTGGCGTGGGAGTGGTCGAAGAGGCGATGGGCACGCTGGACCGCGCCGCGATGGAGGAAGTTTACGAGGCGTCGACCCTGGCCGGTTCGGCCGTGCCCAGCGTCGCCATCATCACCAACCAGACGGTGCTGACCCAGGAGGTGGCCGAGGCCGCCAAGGGTTCGTGGAACGACAAATTCGCCGGCCCGGTGCGGGAGCCGGCCATCCTGCCGCAAGGCACCCAGGTGGTCCCGCTGGCGTGGAGTCCCACCGACACCCAGCTCATCGAGGCACGCCGTTTGTCGTTGGTCGACGTGGCGAATTTCTTCAACATCGACTCGTATTGGGTCGGAGCGCCTGTGGCCGGAATGACCTACAGAACGGCGCAGCCGCAGTATCAGCAAATCCTGCGAACCTCCCTCGAGCCTGTTTTAGCGGACTTTGAGGACGTGTGGAGCTACGCCTGGTTGCCCCGGGGCACCAGCGTGCGCTTCCGGCGCAGCCAGCTCCTGCGGGAGGATCTCGCCAATTCCACCCAGGCCGCGGTCTCGGCCTACCAAGCCGGTATTGCCAGCCTTCCAGAGGCGCGGGTGATGCTCGGACTGCCCCCCAACGTGCCGGGGGCCATAGGAACCAGTGCCGATCAGGTGGGGCCGTCCGAAGGGCTCGCCGGCCCCGAGACCATGAGCCCCGAGGACACCAACCCCGAATCGCCCGGCGGCGAAGTAGGAGGCAGCCAATGAACATCCCCGAAAGCCGAATGTACGAGGCGCCGATGCAACTGCGGGACACCCAGCTCGTCGGCAAGCCCTACAAGTTCCTCGAGGGGCGCGCCGTCCCGTACGACACGTGGGCCGACATCGGCTGGTTCCTCGAGCAGCACCAGAAGGGGTCGCTCGACGTCACCATCAAACAGGCCGCCGCCAAGCTGCCTTTGCTGTTGTGGCACAACAACCGCAACTGGCCCATCGGTGTCGCCGACAAATGGGACAGCGCCGACGACGGTCTGCACGGGGTGTGGCGGCTCAATGGCACCAACGACGCCCAGCAGGCGGCGCTCCTGGCCGAGTCCGGCGACCTCGGCTACATGTCCATCGGCTTCTCACCGATCCGTTCGGCGTGGGAGTACGTCGAGGACTACAACCCCGACCTCGGCCCCGACCACATGGACCGGGTGACCCGGTTGGAGTCCCGTCTGCTGGAGGTGTCGCTCACGCCGACGCCGGCGTTCGCCACCGCCGAGGTGACGATGGTCCGCACCCACGAGCGTCCCCGGCCGCGGCAGGAGTCGAAGGTCGACGCCTGGCGGCGGGAGCTGGAGAAGCTGCGGCGATGATCCGGGTCTGCGATGCCTGCGGCAGGGAGGACGAGTTGCCGCACCATGTGACCTACCAGCCGGGCGTCGATCCGGTGACCGGACAAGTGCGGGATATGGGTCTGTCGAAACACATTGCCTGTTGTGCCGAGGAGGGATGCGAGGTGTGCAGCGGTGGCTAACTTGGTGCAGGTCGAGGCGAACGCCATCCTGAACGGGTCTTCGGGTCAGGCGTCGTACACCAATCCGACGACGCCCATCAAGGTGCGGTTGATGACCACCAACGGTTCGGCGACGGCGGCGGGGACGGAGGTGACCAACTCCGGTGGGAGCACGTACGCGTCGGTGACGGTGACGTTCTCGGCGGCGTCGGCCGGGTCGATCACCAACTCCGGGGCGTTGACGTTCTCCAACATGCCGGCGGCCACCATCGTCGGGGTGGAGGAGTGGGATTCGGCGGGGACGCCGGTGCGGCGGTGGTTCGGGGCGTTGGCGGCCAATAAGACCACCAACCTGGGCGACACGTTCTCGATCGCCGCCAGCTCGTACACCAAGACCCTGAGCTGAGAGATGCCGGTGTGGTCGACTGGGCGGAAGCGATCCACCAGACGATCCTGCGGCTAGGCGCCCGCTGGGTGCCCGCCTTCGACGGCAGCGCCGACTTCTACGATTACATCCCCTATGCGATGCGAGACTTCGTTTCGGGCATGGACATGGCGGCGACAGCCACTGAGGGCCGTCGCTTTCTTGAGGTGGGCTGCGGGATCGGCACCAAGCTGGCGTTGATGCAGGTGCTGGGCTGGCAGGTGGCCGGGATCGACCGCTACGAGCCGTACATCCGCTCAGCCAAGGAGCTGGTGCCCGAGGCCGACTTCGTCGCCGCCGATATGCGCGACGTGCCGTTCTTCGATGCCGACGTGGTCTTCATGTACCACCCGGCCGTCAATGACGACGTGGAGGCGGCGATGGAGAAGCATCTGGTTGATAGCGTCGCCCCGGGCACGGTGCTGTTCGTGCCGCCGGAAACCCTGTTTTTCTGGTCGCTCGGCCTGGAGCGCCTCGGTCCCCACCTGTGGCGGCGGTAGATGGCTTACGCCCTCATCGGTACCATCGGAGCGGTCAGTCAGGGTGCCGCCTCGGCCGCGGTCACGCCGGCCTGGGGCACCGGTGAGAGCCGTACCGCCGGGAACTTGCTGATCTGTTGGGTGAGTGGCACGGCGGTTGCCACCTTGCCCACCACACCTTCGGGGTGGACGATCGCCAAACAGCAGGCGGGTACCTCGTGCAGCGTCACGATCTATTACAAGGTGGCTGCCGGTTCTGATGCCGCCCCGACAATAGCGGCCGCCACCTCTGGCGTCTGGGCTGTGCAACTTGCCGAGTTCTCCGGCGGCACGGCTTCTCCGATGGATCAATCTGGCGCGGTTATTGGAATCACTAATCCTTTGACTGCCACTGCAACGGCAGCAGATGCAGACTCCGGGAACTTGGTTATTGCTTGCGATGCCCAGTTTTACGGTATGGCGGCCACGCACACTTACACGGGATTAATCTTTAATAACGGTGCGACAGCAGTAGTCACCAACAACAGTGCAGTTTCGACAGCTAACAACTATTGCAACGCCTATGGTCTTCAGACAACTAGCAACTCGTCTGCCGACACGTTTTCGCTAAATGCGGTTACCACGCAGTTAACAGGCGGGGCATTGGTTCTTGCCAGTTTCAAGGCCATGCCGACTGGCTCGGTGTCGATGTCGGCCAGCGGTAACCTCTCGGTTCACGGGCCTTATCCGTACCTTGTGGCTGCCGGGTCACAAAGCCTTACAACGGGTCAAACCGTTAGCCCCACGTTTGGTCAGGTCACAACTGGTGGCCATCTTCTCGTTGCCCTTCTCGGATACGGCGCAACGTCGTCGCCCGGGTTCACTTGTAGTGATGCCACATGGTCATGCGCTGATCCGAGCCCTGGCAACACCATGATCTGGTACAAGGCCAACTGCGGGGCAAACGAGACAGCGCCGACGTTCACCGCGTCGCTCAGCTCGACGGTGAACAAAACCGGTGTGATGGTGGAATTCGGCGGCGTGGCGATCACGTCGCCGTTAGAACAAGCAGGATATGTCAGTGGTACCACGTCACCACTGACTGCTACGGCATCTGTGGCCGATGCGGCAGTAGGCAATCTGGTTGTCTCGACATCACATGAAGTCAATTCCAGTGCTCAGGTCGTGACCACAACCGACGCTTTCAACAACGGTACGGCTCTGAACGCCATCTTCGCAAACGACGGCCAGGCCAGTAGTTACCATTCTCGACTGTCGTTTGGTATCACCTCGATGGCAGCGTCTGCCGATTCGCTGACACACACAGACACCTGCACGGCGATCACCGGTATGGGTGTGTCGATAGCTTCATTCACGCCAACACCGACCGGCCCGCCGACGGTCACCGGCGCCGTCACCATGTCGGGCACCGCCGGGTTGACCGCCGACTCGTCGGTCACCGAGGTCGCCGCCGTCACAATGCCCGGCGCTTCGACCATGACGGTCGCCGCCGCCGTGCAGGAGCTGGCGGCGGTCGCCATGTCGGCCACCACCGGGCTGGTGGCCGACGGGACGGTCACGGTTGGCGGCGGGGTCACCGTCAGCGGCACGGTGACTCTGACCGCCACGGCAGGCGTCACCGTCGGCGCCACCGTCACCGAGGTGGCGGCGGTGGCCATGTCGGCCACGGCGGGGATGACGGTCCCGGGCGCGGTCACCGAGCTGGCGGCGGTGGCCATGTCGGCCACGACGACTCTGTCGGCGCCGGCCACGCTCACGGTGATCACCCCGGTGGCCATGTCGGCGACGGCGGGGATGACGGTGACCTCGGGGACGGTGGTGGCCGGCACCGCCGCCCTGTCGGGGACGGCCGGGTTGAGCGTCGCCGCCCAGGTCGCCGAGAGCGCCGTGGTGGCCCTGTCCGGCACAGCCGGGCTGTCGGTAGCCGGGCGGGCTCAGACGACCGCCACGGTCACCCTGGCGGCCTCTGCGGGGATGACGGTGACGGCCGGCGGGGCGGTGGTGGCCGGAGCGGCGGCCATGACGGCCACGGCGGTACAGACCGTCACCGCCGGCACGTCGCTGATGGGCGCGGTGACCGAGACAGCGACCGCCGGACTGGTCGTCGCCGGCATGTTGCAGCGCGACGCCCAAGCGGCCCTGTCGGCCGTCGCCGGACTGGCGGTGACCGCCCAGGTGGTCGAACAGGCGTCGGTGGGTCTGACGGCGTCGGCGGTCATGACGGCGTCGGCGACCGTCGCCTCGCGGGCCGTGGTGGCTCTGACCGCGACCAGCGGGCTGGTCGTCGTCGGCGACGTCAAGGCGGCCGTCTTTGCCATCAGCGTCGCCTCGATCACCGTTGAGGCGCTGTACCGGGCCAAGGTGACGATCGGGTCGGTGACCACCGCCACGGTGACCACGACGGTGGTGAGCGATGTCAAGGTCGACACCGTCGAGTTGGTGGGCACCCTGATGGGCACACAGGCCGCAACCGTTAGCGAGCTACTCCTACAGTGAGGCGAGGATGATCACTTATACCGACGGGGACGTGGTGGCGGTCACCACCACCTTCGTTGACACCTCCGGGACTCCGGTCAACCCCACCGCCGTCGAGGTGCTCTACGCCGTCACTCCGCCCGGCCAGCCGGCGGCGGGGGCGACGACCACGCTTACCTATGCCGGGGCCACCACGCCGGGGATCAACGTGGTGGCCAAGACGTCGACGGGCACCTACGTGGTGTGGCTGGACACCACCGCCCGGCCGGGAGCGTGGCGTTGCGAGGGCAAGTCGACCGGGACCGGCCAGTCGGCGTCGCTGCTCAAAGAGTTCCAGGTGCTGCCCGGCCTGTAAGTCGTTGACTGACCTTCGGGGATCGTCGTATCATCCCGCTCAGCAGAGAACGCGACCGATCCGCCCACGGCACGGTCACGGGTCCGGTGCGCCAGGCTCCCCCGGCACCTACCCGCAGGGCCAACCGGCGAGGCAATCGAGTGCCCGCCCCGAGCTAGCCCTGTCGATCCTGTCGCAAGGAGATCGTTCGTCATGCCCAATGTCGTACTGGAACGCTTCATCGCGGAGCGGACCGAGCTGTGCGCCACCATCGAATCGGTGCTCGCCCAGGTCGAAGGCCGTGACCTGACCGACGCCGAGACAGCGGTGCTCGAGCACACCCGCACCCGCATCCAAGAGCTGGATAAGCAGATCGCTCCCCTCGAGGAGTACGAACGGGTCAAGGCCCAGCACCAGAGCGCCGTGGCCGAGCTGCCCCATCCGCCCGAGCCCCGCGCCCTCAGTCCCGAGCGGCTCCCCGCCCAACCCCGCCGCCTGGATGGCATCGAACCCGTCGCCGGCTACCGCAGCGCCGGAGCATTCGTGGTCGACTACTTGCGGGGCGCCGGCATCATGACCCGGGGCCAACCCGACGTCGAAGCCATGAATCGGGTCATGCAGGCCCGGGTGGTCGCCGATCAAAAGACCACCGACACCCCCGGCATCCTGCCCACTCCGATCGTCGGGGCCGTCGTCAACCTGATCGACGCCAACCGCCCTTTCATCTCAAGTCTCGGCGGCGCTAAGGCGATGGCCGGGATCCCCGGCACCACCTTTTCTCGGCCAAAGATCACGCAGCACGTCACCGTGGGCCAGCAGACCACGGGTGCCAACGAGAAGACGCAGCTCTCCAGCCAGAAGATGGTTGTCTCACCGGTCAACTTCGCCAAGACAACTTACGGTGGGACAGTCGACATTTCGCGGCAGGACATCGACTGGACCGAGCCGGGCGCCTGGGACATCCTCATCCGCGACCTGGCCCAGGTGTACTCGGTGCAAACCGAAACGGCGGCGTCGGCGGCCTTCAAGGCGGCGGCGACGGCCACGGCCGTCACGGTGGCCACCAACGACCTGAAGGGCTGGTCGCTGGCTCTGTACACCGCCGCCATGCACTCCTACCAGGCCGGCTTCATGATGCCGGATCGGATCTGGTGCAGCCTGGACGTCTGGGCCGCTCTGGGCTCCCTGGTGGACGTGGCCCGAGTGGTTATTCCGGTCGACACCACTGCCGAGATGGGTGCTCCCGGCACCTCGACGCTGTCGGATTTTCGGGGTGACCTGTTCGGTGTGCCCCGCATCGTTGTCCCGACATTCGCCGCCGGAACCTGCATCGTTGGACCCTCGAGCCTCTATGAGGTATACGAGCAGGTGATTGGACTTTTGAGTGTCATCGAGCCCTCGATTCTTGGAGTGCAGGTGGCCTATGGCGGCTATGTGGCGTGGGGGACACTGGCGGCCACCGCCTTTGTGCCTTTGACCATGCCGGCCGGCATGCCGACAATCCTCGAGGCCGAGGCCGAGCCCGAGGCGCCGGCTGGCGACCAGCCCGAGCGGATCGTTCCCAAGAACGCTCCGGCCAAGTAGTCAAATGACCTGGACCCTGCTCACTCGCAGCGGTAGCTGGGGGCACTACGTCAGTAGTGCCCCTGGCACCGACATGCCGACGTTGAAGCCGGGCGACTGGAAGGTCATGTCCGACCAGGCGTACATCCGCAAGGACAACATCGGCACCATCGCCGGCATCAACCCCAACATCGATGCCATCGCCCCGAAACCGGGGACGGCCAACGCCACGTTCGCGGCGGTGATTACCGGCACCAGCTTCACCGGTGCCACCGCCGTCACCTACGGCGGCACGGCCGCCACCGGCATCACCGTCACCGGCACCACCCAGATCAACTGCACCATGCCGTCCAAGGCGGCCGGCTCCTATCCGGTGGTCGTCACCACTCCGGTGGGGACGTCCAAGCAGCACATGTACCCGGTGGTCTGACATGCCGACGCTCTATCAGGTCATGGCCCACCACATTCGCATCCCCGACTACGGCCCCGAGGCGGCTATCGACCTGCCGGTGGGCTGGCAGGCGGTAGCCACGGTGGTGCGGCAGGGCGAGGACGTGGTGCTGTTGTTGACGCGCGAGAAGCCGACGTTGGACTTGCCGAATGCCCCGGTCCTCACCTCGCTCACGCCCGGCAGCGCGCCAGTTGGATCGTCGCCGGTGACCGTCGACGTCGCCGGTTCCAACTTCGACAGTACCTGTGTTGTCGAAGTCGACGGCGGTCCCCGGGACACGTTCCTGCTCAGCAACACCCACCTCCAGTACACCGCCCGCCCCGACCTGGAAACGGCGCCTGGGACCGCGCAGGTCACCGTGGTGGGTGACACCGGCACCTCGGCCGCTCTCCCCTTCACGTACACATGAGCACCTGGCCGAAACTGTCCGAAGTCCGAGCCCTGCTGCGGATGCAGCCGGAACCCACCGAAGATCAGATTCTGTCAACGGCGGTAGCGGCGGCCGTTGACTACGGCGTTCGCCGCCTCGGCGGGTCATTCGTGCTTCAGCCTGACGGCGTGACGCTGGTGTGGGTTTACAACTACCCTACCGACACCACCACCCTGCCGGACCTGGCTCACGAGGCGTGCCTGCTCCACGCCGCCCGCCTGTACCGGAGGCGGGATTCGCTAGACGGGACCATCGCCTGGGGTGACGGGATCATGCGCGTCGGCGGCGGCGACCCCGACGTGGAGCGCGCCTACAACGCCCTCGGACCGTGGAGCTTTGCCTGATGTGGACACGTGCCCCGGTGGCCGACGCCCTGACCTCCCTGGTTGCCACCTTCGCCGGGGAGCAGGGCGTCGCCGCCACCGTGTTCGCCAAACCACCCCAGACCCTCAACGTCCCCGCCGTGGTGGTGGGCCGGCCCCGGCTGGTCCGCTACAGCACCATCGGCTTCAGCGTCGATGACGTCGAGCTGTCGGTGACCTGCTTCGGGCCGATGGACGGCGACGACACCGTCGACCTGCTGGCCGGCATCGTGCGCGACGCCGTCCGGGCTGACCCGTCCATCGGAGGCACCGTGGCCGCTGCCTATCCCTTGGAGCAAATCAACTGGCGAGCGATCAACATCGGCGGCGCCGACTTCCTCGCCACTGACGTCGTACTGGCAATCCAGCAATGACAAGGAGACCAACCAAAGTGTCTGTGATCGAAGACGTCGGCAACGGCGGCGGCGGCCCTCCTCCCGAGGTGGGGCTGACGGCGGCCGGTGACCCCACCCCCGTCACCTCGAACCCATTGATCCTCAACGACGGCTATTTCGAGCTGACCGGCGTCAACCTTCGATGCCTGGTCAAGCATCTCGAAGTGGCCCCCGAGGTGAAAAAGGTTACGGTAACAACGTTCTGCGCAGAAGTGGATTATCCCGGAGTGATCAAGTGGCATCTGCGGGCCACGCTGTACCAGGATTTCTCGACCGGGTCGACATTCGCCACCCTCAACGCCGCCTATAACGCCTACGTGGCCAGCGGAACTACCGCCAACTTCAAGGCCCGCCCCTACTCGAGCCGCACGGCGAGTGCGACGAACCCGATCATATCCGGGTACGCTCTCCCCGAGCCGTTTACCCTTATCGGCGGCGACGCAGGTGCGGCCTCAGAAGTCGTAATCGACTGGAACCTGACCGCACCTCCCAGCGTGGACACCGGCGCGGTCGCCGCCACCGGGGCCACCATGGGAACCCCCGGCTATTTCACGCCGTCGGGCGCCAACTCCCCGGCCAACCTGGCCGCCCTCACCGGTGTCACCGCCTCGCCGGCCACGGCGTGGACGACAGGCACCTATGTGATCACTCAGGATCTGCTCGCCGCCCACTGGTCTGGTTCGGCCTGGGTCATCGGCAAAGCCTGACATGCCCACGCCGGTTGTCGCCATCGTCGGCGCCAGGGCGTTCCGGGCGGACCTGAAGAAACTGGCAACCGACCAGAGCGGGCCAATGTTCGCCGCCATGCGGGAGGCGGGCAGAGCGGCCGTGCAACCGGTGGTGGCCGAGACCCGATCTCGGATCAAGCCTTCGGGCCGGGCCGACACCCGGTGGCACAAGACCGACGAGCTGGTGAATTCGGTGCGGGCGACGGCCACCCGCACCGGCGCCACCGTGTGGATGGGGCCACGCGGCCGCCGGTATGCCGGCTGGGTGGAGTTCGGCGGCACCCGGCATCGACCCCACGAATCGAAGCGGGAGTTCAAGAAATCCGGCCGGTACCTGTTCCCGTCCGCTCGGGATCTGTCCCGCCGGGCCGCCGACCTGTACGCCGCGGGGATCCAGAAAGCCTTCGACAACTATCACTGGACGAACACCGGGACGAATGCGGAGAGTGCAAGTGACTGACGACCAACCACTGCCCACCCTGGTGACGGTCACCCAGGCGTTCAGCTCGAGGATGCCGTCGCAGCGGGTGCAGGACACGGTGACCCGTATCGAAGGCGGCAGCTTCGGCGACCTGATCCAGGCGCAGCCGTTCCGGGTCATCGCCTTCCGCAAGCTGATGGCCGACTTTCCCGGCCGGGACACCACCAGCCTGTGGGCGCACGCCTATGACGTCGAGGTCGAGGTGAAGGACGTGGACCCTACGTCAAACGGCTCGCCGACGCCCGCTGCGCCTTCCTCAGGTACTGGCGTATCCATCCCGACGCCGTAGCCGACGACGAGGAGTACGCGGCGATGGTGCGCCTGATGGCGAGGGAAGCCGAAGCCATCAAGCAGGCTTCGAGCAGAGCGCGTTAGCGTGGCCTCCAACAGCCCGTCCCTCTACGTTCGGGTCATCGGCGACCTCAGCGGACTGGTCAAATCCGTTGACGACGCCGGTACCAAGGTCGCCGCCGCGGCCGGCAAGATGTCGTCGGTCTTCCGCACGGCGCTGGGAGGCATCAACGCCACCGGAGTCCTCGGACCTCTCGGCGACACCCTGAACGGCGTCGTCCAGGGCTTGGACGCCGTCGCCCAGCACGGCAAGAGCGCCGCCCTGGCGATGGCCGGTGTCGGCGCCGCCGGCCTGGCCATCGGCGCCGGCCTGGCCGCCGTGGCGTCGGGTCAGCAAGCCTCTCTGGGGCAGTTGAAGGACGCCATCGAGGCTACCGGCGGCGCTTTTGACGAGTACGCCGACAAGATCACCAAGGCCGACCAGCAGGGCGCGCATTTCGGGTTCTCGACCAAGACCACTGACGACGCCCTGCGGGTGATGACTCAGGGCATGGGCGGCATCGCCAACGCCTTGCATGCCTTGCCCGCCGCCTTCGACTTGGCCCGGGCCAAGCACGAGGATCTGTTCACGGCGGCCCAGCAGCTCACCCGGGCCTACAACGGCGCCGGCAGGATTTTGAAGGAGTTCGGCCTGACGTCGATCCCCGACGTGACCAAGGCCACCGAGACTTTGACCAGGGTGACCGACGCCGCCGCCAGTGCCGATCAGGCGGCGGCGTCGGCGAAGGATTCGTTGGCCGGTGCTAACGAAACGCTGGCTACCGCCACCAAGACCTTGACCGATGCCCGCAAGAAGCTGGCCGATCAGGAGCAGCAGGTTCACGAGGTGATGACCCGCTCGGGCCAGTACGCCCGGGATCTGGCATCGGCCAACCTGCAGCTCAAGGCGTCGGCCGAGTCGGTCACCACGGCGCAGCAAGGCTTGTTGGACGTTCAGCAGAAGTTGTACGACATCCAGCACGGCACCGGCCAGTACGCCAGCGACGCCGCTCACGCCCAGCTCGCCCTGCAGCATGCCAACCTCACCACGGTCGAATCGACCAACAACCTCGCCAAGGCGCAGCAGGGTCTGGTCGACGCCCAGAAGACCGGCGACCAGCAGAAGATCAACGATGCCATGTTGGCTTTGGCGAATGCTCAGCTCGGCGTGAAGGATGCCACGCAGGGTCAGACCGACGCCCAGCAGCACCTGAAGGACATCACCGACCAGGCGGTGCCGGGCACCAAGGCATACAACGACCTGCAGAACCAGTTGCGCAACGCCCAGCTCGGGGTGGCCCAGGCGCAGAACGCCCAAGTCGACTCGCAGGCCAAAGTGAACAGCCTGCTGGCCGAAGCCGTCCCGGGCACCAAAGAGTACAAGACCATGATGGAGGGCTTGGTCGGTGCCCAGCAGGCCGTCAAGGACGCCCAGCAGAAGCAGCTTGACGCCCAGACCAAGATCACCGACGCCCAGGCCAAGTACACCGAGTCGTTGAAGAAGCAGGAGGATGCTCACAAGAAGGTGGCCGACGCCCAAGACCTCGTGACGCTGGCCGAGAAGGGCAACATGGCCGTGGTCGATGAGCTGGGGGCACGGGTCGCCGGCCAGGCCGAGTCCTACTCCAAGACCCTGACGGGCACCTTCGAGCGATTGAGGGCCGAGATCACCAACAGCCTGGCAACCTTCGGCGCCAGGTTCGCACCGCTGATCATGATCCTCAGCTCCGGCCTGATGGCGATCAGCGCCATCCTGGGGATCCTCGGCACCGACTTCGCCGCCACCGCCGCCATCGCCATTGTCTCCCTGCTGCCGATTGTCGCTATCCCCCTGCTGATCATCGGCGCTCTCATAGCCGTCGGCGTGGCCGCCTACATCTTCAGAGACCGGATCGTCGGCGCCGCCCAGGCGGTGTACCACTGGTTCGCGGCCAACTGGCCTTTGCTGCTCGCCATTCTTCTGGCCCCGTTCACTCTGGGGGCTTCGCTCATCTGGAAGTTTTTCGGCCACGACATCATCCAGTGGGCGAAGGACGCCCTGCAGGGGATCATCGACGCCTGGAACGCCGTGGTCGACTTCTTCGTGAAGCTGCCCGGCCGGCTGGCTTCGGCCGGCGCCAACATGTGGAAATGGATCGTTGACGGCTTCAAGGACGTCATCAACGCCGTGATCTTCCTGTGGGACAAGTTTCGGGACTTCTTCCAGATCAAGGTCCACATCCCCATCCCGTTCACCAGCGGCGTCCATTTCGACTCGGGGCCGATCCTGCCGTACATCCACCCGCTGGCGACCGGTGGCATCGTCACCTCGCCCACCCTGGCGTTGCTCGGCGAATCCGGCCCCGAGGCAGTGGTTCCGCTCAGCAAGGGCATGGCGCCGGCCGTGAACATCGAGTACGCCCAGTTCAACGAGCCCATCGATCTCGACCTGCTGATGAAGAAGGTCGAGTTCCAGATTGCCGCGGGGTTGACGGTATGACCGCCTACTGCTCGACGCCGGTCACGTTGCGCCTCGAGCTGCTCAACAGCGCCGGCACGGTGACCAACAGTCTCGACCTGATGGATCAGGCCAACGGGTACCGGGTCGGTAGTTTCGACGTCGGCTTCCCCGCGGTGCGGGCCATCACCAGCCCGCTGCCCACCCGGGACGGCGAGTACGACACCAGCCGCTACTACGGCCCCCGTACCGTCACCGTCACCGGGGCGTTCGTGCCGTCGCCCGCAGGAAGCCGCCAGAAGGCGCTCAGCGCCCTCACATGGTGGTGCCAGCCCCGTCTGCGTCCCCGGGTGGTCTACGCCCTTGACGGCGACTCTGCGGCCCTCTGGTTGAACCTGAGGGGCTCACAGCTCTCGGCGCCGTCGTCCAACCCGCAGGTGACCGACTTCTCGGTGTCGTGGGTGGCCCCCGACCCGATCGCCCGGGCCTTGACCACCACGCAGATCACCGTCAACCCGGGGGCGACGGGCACGGCCACCAACAACGGCACCTACCGGGCGTGGCCCATCCTCGACATCTACGGGCCGTGCACCAACCCCGCGGTGATCTGGACGTCGCCGGCCGTCGGCCAGGTGGTCTTCACCGGCCTGACCGTTGCCACCGGCCACTACGTCGAGGTCGACTGCCGGGCCCAGACGGCTCTGACCGACGCCAACCCCACTCAGTCGGTGTACCCGAACATCGACTTTGCCAACACCCGCTGGGCGGGCATCGAACCGGGGGCCAACACCTTGCAGTTCACGGCGGCCACGTCATCGTCGCCCTCGAGAGTCGTGGTGACCTGGGCCGACTCGAGCATCTGACGTGACGATCACCGCAACACAGCTCGCCACCCAGTACGCGTCGTCTTCGACCACCATCAGCAAAGCCGTCCCGGCCATCTCGTCGGCGGCGCGGGTGATCGCCGTGGTCGGATCCGGTTCGAACAGCCCCACCTGTCGGGTGGTCACCGGGATCACCGGCTACGGGGCCACCTGGACCCGCCGCAGCCAGAACCAGTACCCCTCCACCCTCGGCCAGATGGTGGAGGTGTGGTACTGCGACGTGACCTCGGCGGGCGGCAGCACGTTCACCGCCACCTTCGACGCCATCTATGACGACGCCTCCTTCGTCGTCTTCAAGCTGGAGTCCTCGACCCTGTCGGCCATCACCTGGGACACCGACTCTTCGCTGCCCAAGATGATCCAGGCCAGCCCCAGCGCGGCGATTAGCACTGCCAGTGCCACTCCCTATGTCATGTTGGCCTACGGCAACTGCGACAACGCCACCCATGCCAACACGCCGGCACCGTCGTGGATGACCGACTTCATCGGCCAGCAGTCCAACTCCGGGGCCGTCAACTGGGAGAACCTCGACGTCTACGGCGGCAAGCCGGGAGCGGCGTTGAGCGCCACCACCGTCGGTTTCACCGGCTGGTCCGGTGCCACCCCGTCGGTCTACACGGTCACCATCGACGCCCTGACCGACGCCGGCAGCGGCGGCGCGGTGTCGGTCACCGACGCCTCCGCGGCCGACGTGTGGACCGTTGCCAACGCCGGCACCGTCAGCGGAGCGGTGCCGCCGCCACCGCCGCCTTTCGCCGTAGGCGTGACCGCCCCGGTGGCCGTGGCCGCCGGAGTCGGACCGGTGCTGGTCACCCCTCATTCCGGCGCCGACGCTCCACCGGAGTGGGGCTGGTATCTGCTGCAGTCGTCGGGGGCCCCGATCGGATCGTTGACCTCGGCCACCGCCCGCAAGTTGAGCTTCTACCTCGACGGGGCGGCCACGGCCAGTTTCACCATGCCGTCGGACCATCCCGAGACCGCGGCCATTGTCGAGCTGGGCACCGACGTGCTGGTGACCCGCAACGGCCGGCCGTTCTTCCGGGGTCGCATCGGCGGCTCGGCCGACACCCTCAACGCCAGCTCCGACACGGTCAACTTCACCGCCGTCGACTACCGGGGAATGCTCGACCACCGGATCCTGTGGTCGACCTCGACGCTCGATTTCGTTCAGGCCGATCAGGCGGCCATCGCCTGGCAGTTGATCGCCGAGTCCCAGGCGTTGCCCGGCGGCAACTGGGGGCTGACCAGAGGCGCCGGCGCCTCCACCGGCATCCTGCGGGACCGCCACTACCAGGCCGGCAGCGTGCTCTCGCAGATGCTCACCGAGCTGGGCAACGTGATCAGCGGGTTCGACTGGGAGGTCGACCCCAACCTGGCGTTCAACATCTACTACCCCCAGCGTGGCCGCAGCGGGCTGATCCTCACCTACGGCCGGGAGATCACCCAGGTCACCACCAGCCTCAACCCCCAGAGCTACGCCAACGCCGTGCGCTTCAACGGGGCGACCACCACCATCCCCGTGGAGTTGACCGGCTCCTTCCCGGCCGGCATCGGCCGGTGGGACATCACTCAGGGCGATCCCAACCTCATCCTGCAGACCACCGTCAACGACCGGGCCGCCTACATGCTGGCCACCGACAGCCAGATCATTCCGGCGTTCAATCTGACCCTGGCCGACGGGATGTGGGATCTGACCCAGGTGTGGCTGGGCGACAGCGTGCGATTGATCGTTCAGGCCGGCCGGCTCAACGTCGACCAGACCCGGCGCATCATCCAGGTCGACGTCACCCTCGATGACAACGGCGGCGAGAGCTTCGTGCTGGCCCACGGCAATGCCCCGGGCCGGCTGTCGGACCGGCTCAACGACATATCAAAGGCCATCGCCGCCCTCGATCTGGGTCCGGCCATCACCGCGGCGCTGGCCGTTCCGCCGCTGCCCCCCGACGGCGCCGGGTCGCTGCCGGTACAGGATCTCGGCACCGGCCAGGTCTACGTCCCTGACCTGAGCGGCGGTGGCGCCAACTGGATGCAGGCCGAACAGGCCGTCCATGTCCGGCAGTACAACAACCTGGGCGGCACCGTCAACACCGGGGAGAACGCCTACGGCTGGAATGTCACCGAGTACGACCCGCAGAAGATCGTGCAGCTCGGCCTCAGCGGCTGGCAGATTCCCGTCGACGGCTACTACCTGTTCTCCATGCGCTGGGAGGTCAGCATGCCCGGCGGTGGCAACGTCGAGATGCGCCTGTACCACAACGGACGCCCGAACGTGGCGGCGATGGGCAACTCCCTGCGAGACGGCACCGACGTGACCCTCAAGCAGACACCCGGCTATCTGACCACGGCGCTGCACTGTGCGGCCGGTGACCTTTTGCAGGTGTTCTACACCAACGCCAGCTCGACCTCGGGCATGACCTTCGTCGGCAGCAGGGAGCGCAACTACGTCTCCCTCGACCTTTTCGCCTCCGACGGGGCCGGTGGTGCCGGCAATGTCGTCGGCGGCACTCCCGGTGCCGGCGGCAAGGTCCGCTCCTTCGTGTCGGCGTCGACGGCCATCGTCCAGTCCGACTTCGCCAGCGGCTACACCTCGACCATCACCGTGGCCGCCCCGGCCAACCTGAGCGCCGGCAACGCCCTCATCTGCGTCCTGTGGGGCGAGGTGAACAGCGGCAGTTTCACCGGCCCGGGCGGCTGGACCCTTCAGGCTCAGGGCTGGCCGGGCACGGGGATCATCGGCGGTTTCGGAGTGCTCACCCACACCGTGGGCACGTCGGAGCCCGCTTCGTACACCTTCGGGTTCAGCGCGCCGGTGCGTTCGCCGTGCGCCGCCGTTCTGCAGTACACCGGCGGGATCATCAGCGTGACCGGGGCGATGCTCGGCGGCGGGACCGGTGCCTTCGACACTGCTCCCTACGCTCCCGCCCAGTCCATCGGACTGAACAACACGGTGGTGTTGGCCTTCTTCGGCTCCTACGAAGGGGTGGCCTTCGCCCAGCCGGACATCATGAACACCCGGGCCACCCAGCTCGACGCCATCGGCTCCAGCTCGCTGTACGTCTTCGACCAGATCGCCGTCAACGGCACCTACGGTCCCTACACGTCCCACACCATCCCGACGCAGTGGTGCGCCGGCTCCCTGCAATTCGAGTGAGGTTCCATGACCACAACCGCACACGCCTACACCAAGACGGCCTACGGGATGGGCCAGAAGCTGGTCAACCTGTCGACCGACACCTTCAAGGTCATGCTGCTGTCCGCCTACACGGTGGGCGCCACCCAGGATTCGGCGCAGTTCGTGGCCGACGTCCTGGCCGTGGCGACCGAGGCGTCGGGCACCGGCTATACGGCCGGCGGGCAGACCCTGGCCGGAACGAGCTTTGCCAACTCCGGGCACATCACCACGCTCACGGCGTCGACCAATCCGTCGTGGAACGCCGCGGGCGGGTCACTGGCCGCCGCCTACGTCCTGTTCTTCGACTCCACGCCAGGCTCCAACGCCACCAACCCGGTGCTTTGCTATTGGGACCTCGGTGGCACCCTGACGGCCACCAACGCCACGTTCGGACTCGGTATACCGGGCGGCGGCATCATGACCTGGACGGTGAGCTGATGGCTGCCATCTATCTGAGCATCGGGCACGGCGTGCGACCCAATGGGACTTTCGACCCTGGCGCCTGTTCGACCACCACGTCGGAGACCGAGTATGACGGCAACCGGGATCTGTGCTTCCACGTCGCCGCCGGACTGCGGGCCGCCGGCCACGACGTCGAATCGGAATCCGACATGGCCCCGAGGACCGACCCCGACTATCAAGGTAGCGTCGATCTGGCCAACGGGGCTCCTCGAGCGCTCTCCCTCGACCTGCACATGGATTGGGAGCAGGGATCGACGGCGTTGTGCTGGCCGCTGATCCACCCGGGGTCCGCAGAGGGCACCAGGATCGCCCAGGAAGTCATCAACGCCTGCCAGGCCATGAACCTGTCCACCAAAGGCCCGACGCCCCGAGAAGACCTGTGGTGGCTCAATGGCACCAACGCTCCGGCCGTCCTCATCGAAGCCGGCCGGGTCGGTTCGCCGCGTCCGGTGGCCGATCTGGCCGCCGGCATCGTCAACGGCATCTGCCTGGCCCTCGGCGGGACGTCGCTCGGCGCCGACGACACCCACCCGCAGCCGCCGGTGGGAGGTGCACCTCCCGGTGACGCCACCGTCAGCCCGCCCGGGGAGCATCCGCCGTGGCCGGGGATATACCTGATCGCCGTCACCTCTGATCCCTCGGCGCGCACGTGGCAGGCGCAGATGCAGAAGCGGGGATGGGTGATCGACGTGGACGGCATCTACGGCGGCCAGTCGGCGGAGGTGTGCATGCAATTCCAGCTCGAGAAGGCGTTGAGCGATGTGGACGGCGTGGTCGGTCCCGAGACCTGGCAGGCGTCGTTCAGCCTGCCCGTGGATTAGCCACGAATGTCGCCGCGCTCCTCACCGGCTTCGCCGCCGTCGTGACCGCCTCCGGCGGGGTGTGGTTGGCCGTCCACGCCACCCGTGACAAGGAGCGCAAGGCCATGGAGGCCGAGCTGAACGCCGAGCGCGCCGCTCGCCTGGAGTCCGAGCTGCGCTCCTATCAGTTGAGCCTGAAGCTGGCCGAGCACGGGATCAATCCGGATGAGTAAGGCGATCCTGGCCTTCGTGGTCGCCGGGCTGCTGGCCGTGGTGTCTATCATCCTGTTCGTCACCGGCAACCCGGCCTCCAGTTCGAGCGGCGTGCCCGGACCTCCCGGTCCGCCAGGATCCACGGGAGCAGTAGGTCCGGCGGGAGCGGTGGGACCACCCGGTTCGTCCGGGCCCGCCGGACCTGCTGGACCCCCGGGATCGATAGGGGCTCCAGGGCCGGCCGGAGGACCGCCCGGACCGCAGGGAGAGGCCGGACCTCCTGGCAGCACCGGGGCCACCGGGGCGGCGGGACCGGCCGGTGGTCCGCCCGGGCCGCAGGGTGCCAGCGGAGCCGTCGGGGCCACCGGCGCAGTCGGACCGGCCGGTAGCACAGGGGCCACAGGCGCGCAAGGTCCGCCGGGCAGCACCGGCGCTCCCGGTCCGCAGGGGGTTCCCGGTCCGCCGGGACCGCAGTGTCCGGCCGGCTTCAAGACCCAGCTCGTCCACCTGCCCGGCAACCAGCCGGCTCTGGTCTGCGTCCCGGCCACCTGAGGGCGCCGGCCCGTCGAACGGAGCCCTTGGGTAGGAAACCCGACAGGCCGGCGCCGTGCTCGGCGTGGAGCGCCAGGCGGCCGCAGTGTAGCGTGGCGCCCGCAGTCGAGTCCTTGGGGGAACAGATGACGCTGGTGCTGCCGGAGACCCTGACGGTCGAACGACCGGCCGAGGTCATCGACCTGCGAAGGGCGCAGGTGGAGTTCTGGAGCCGCAACGATGCCCTGCCGCTGGCGATCGCCGCCAACGGCGTGCGACCGATGCCAGGGCATACGGTGGCCGAAGGGGCGGCCGCGCATGTCATCTGGATGCGGAACACCCTCCAGAACGCCGAGCTGTACTGGGTCAGTCCCGACATGGTGAAGATGCTCCAAGCCGTGGCGCTCGGCATGCCCGATGTCCATCCCCGGCCGACGGTGCCGCGGGCGCTGGTGGTCTTCGCCATGCCCATGCTCGGCCACGACGCCCGCAGCGGGGCGCCGATCCACGCTGCCGCCTATCTGTGGGGGCCGGTCACGGTGCTGGACATGGACTGTGTGGAGATCGAGGCGCTCGGGTGGCGGGACTACATCAACCCGCCGGATCTGACCCCTGCCCAGCAGGAGCAGTGGCGTGCGCTCATCCCCACCCGCCTGGTCGCCACCGGCGGCAGCGAGTGGCCGGAGGGCTGCCTGACCAGTGACTTCAGCACCCTGGCTGCCGACGGCGCGGTCATGACCTCCTCCATGCTCGAGGACCGCCGGGTCATGGCCGCCTTCTGGCAGCTCTGTGAGCAGCGGGTCACCGTCGAGACCCAAGACCCCGGCGATCGCCACGTCCGCCGCCGGGCGGAGCGGGCCGGCATGAAGCTGAACCCGGTGCGGGTCATCACCCTGCGCAAGGCGTCGAGGCCGGTCGAGCCCGAGGGCACGGTGATTGACTGGACGCACCGGTGGGTGGTCGGTGGGCACTGGCGCCAGCAGCCGTGGGGCCCACGCCGGGAGCTGCGGCGGGCGCAGTGGATCCAGCCGTTCGTGAAGGGCCCGGCGGACAAGCCCCTGGTGGTGCGAGAGACCGTGAGGGCACTGAGGCGATGACCGAGCTGCACGTGCGTCTGCCACGGCGACGACGAGGAACCGGACATAGTGTGATAATCTGACACGCAGGAGTGGGCAGGACCGGCGCCAGACACTGTCCTTTTGGCTAATGCTCTATAGAACACTAGGGTGGATGCCGGTATTCGGGGTAGTCTGGGGGCATGACACCGAACACCGAAACCACCGAGCCCCGGGTTGGACAGACCTGCCGGGCGCTCACCCGCACGGCGACCATGCAGAACGTCGTCATCTACATCTGCGGCATCGAGGGCGAGACTCCCGCCGGCTGGAACGTGTGGGGATACCGCCAGTACCGCAACCGGGCGCGTATTCGTCAGACGAGCTTCCCGCAGGCGTACTTCATCCCGCGGGAGGTGGCCCGATGAGCGCCCCCGACGCCCTCACCGCCATCTACGGCCGGGTCTCGGTCGACGTCGACCCGATCCTCGGCACCGTCCCCCGCCAGCTCGAGGACGGCGCCGGCCTGTGCGACCGCAACGGCTGGGCCAACCGCGTCGTCTTCAAGGACGAGGGCATCTCGGCCTCCCGCTACTCCCGCAGGCAGCGCCCGGGCTACGAGGCGATGATGGAGCAGGTCCGCTCCGGCCAGATCCGCCGCATCGTCGTCCAGCACGTCGACCGCCTGTACCGCCGCCCCCGGGAACTCGAGGAGCTGATCGAGCTGACCGAGCGTGGCGCCGTCGAGGTCATCTCGGTGTACTCCGGCCTCATGGACCTCTCCAACTCCGACGGGGCCACCGTGGCCCGGGTGCTGGTCGCCATGGCCGCCAAGTCCTCCGACGACATGAGCCGGCGCAACAAGCGGGAGCGGGAGGCGCAGCGTTCCCGGGGGCTGACCGGCTGCCGGGTGGCGGCCTTCGGCTGGGCCGACGAGACCACCCCCGACCCCGAGACCGCTCCGCTGGTCGTGGCCGCCCTGAAGGCCATCGTGGCCGGCGAGAGCCTGACCGGCATCGCCAAGACCTGGAACCGTGCCGGTGTCCCCCAGCGAACCGGCACCCGGGGCTGGGACGCCCAGACCGTCAAGGTGGTGCTGCTCAACCCCCGCCACGCCGGCCGGCTCGTCCACAAGGGCGTCGAGATCGGCCAGGCGGCGTGGGAGCCCATCGTGTCCGCCGAGCTGCAGGCGCGCGCCGCGGCCATGATCCACGCCCGGGGCACCGACAGCATGCGCGCCTCTCGTCCCCGGCGGGTCTCCATGCTCACCGGCCTGGTCCGCTGCGCCAACTGCGGCTTCGAGATGGTCCGCAGCGCCTCTGACGGCAAGGCCGTCTACGTGTGCAAGGCGGCGCCGAACCGACCGGCGTGCGGACACAACCAGATCCAGGCTCTTCCCGTCGACGTCCGGGTGGTCGAGGCCGTCTGGAACAAGGTCGACTTCATCGACCTGGCCGACGTCGTCGCCGACACCTCGGCCGACGAGGCGAACGCCATCATGCTGGAACTCGCGGACCTCGACCGCATGGCGCTCGAGTACGAGGAGCTGGCGATGGCCCGGGAGATGAGCCCGGCCAAGCACGCCCGCATGGTCACCCGCCTGGAAGACCAGCAGAAGGCCCTCAGGGACCGCCTGGGCCGTCTGAACAGCTCCTCGCCGCTTACCGTCTACGCCGGCAAGGTGGGTGCCCTGAAGCTGGCCTGGGAGGATCTCGAGCCCGACAAGCAGCGGGCCATCGTGGTCGCCGCCATCGGGGGCGTGACCATTCGCAACGGCCGCCGGGGACGCGGCTTCGACGTGTCCCGACTCACCATCGGCATCGAGCCGGCCGGGGAGGTGGCGGCATGACGTCGTCTATTTCGATGGGGCGAGAGGGGGTGAAGTAAGTGGACATCTTCACTGCCGTTCTGATCGTGCTGGTTGTCCTGGCGCTATTCGGCGCTTGGTTGATCCGCCGATCGTTTCCCAACTTCTAGATAGGGTGGTGTTGCCCGTGCCGTGATGCGCCGAGGACGGGCCACATCTTGGTTGTCACATTGGGAAAGTTGCACGACCCCGGGTCAGCGAGCCCGGGGTCGTGGCACGTACGGGCACATGCTTGCCGAAACGGGCGGGAGCCGGTACGGTCATTCCCGCGTAGTCGGGCGACCGGACTGCTATCAGGCCGCACAGATATCCGCCGTTGGTTCTGTGCCCCCTGGAGGTTGCCCCGATGCTCACCACCGCCCAGGCTGCCGCCGAGCTGAACTGCTCCATTGACACCGTGCGCCGGCTGTGCCGCTCCGGCCGGCTGCCCTATGTGCGCCTCGGCCGGGAGATCCGGATCCCCCGGGAGGCACTCAGGATGCTCGATGAGCGGCCAGCGGACGACGACGCGGTGATCGCCGACGCCGCCCGGCTGGTCGCCGAGGCGGTCCAGGCCGGGCGTCTGCCGGCGGAGACCCCTCCCGAGGTCATCGGTCTGGTGACGTCGATCCTGCGGGACCACTACCGGGAAGCGGCGAATTCGTAGAGTGGTCGGCTGACTACTCCTCGAATTGGCCTCCTGTTGGTGGCAGGCCGTTCACTAGCGGTTCATCAAATCTCTCCTGCGGGCTTGTGCTCGTTCGTGCACGGTGCGAGACTGGACCCCGCGAGATCACACTGACGTAGTTTCCACAGGTTCCACACAGGCCGGGCCGTTGGGTCGCTGGCCTCGAGCTGTGGGAGATGGCGCGGGAGGAGGGAGCCATGGACCGGCGTCGCTGGATCCGGTTCCTCGCCGCCCTGCTGGCCGTCGTCGTCTTCGCCAACGCCGTCGACGTCAATCCCGACCCCGGCAGCGACGATCCGCCGGCGGTCGTGGTTTTCCACCACGACGTGCTGCGCGTTCGTTGGACGCCGCCACGGGCGCGGCTGTTGGCGCTCGGGCGTGGACGCCTGGGCTGGTTTGTGTTCCTGCGAGGCCGCTGGCGTCCCACCGGGTCACGCCAGGCCGTGGCGCAGGGCACCGAGTTCCACGGGAGCCGGGCCCCACCGGCCTGACCCGCTGGGTATTGAACCGAACTGAACCGCTGGGGTTTCAGCGCGCCAAATTTTCGGTTTGATTACTTCGTGAGGTCGAGCGACATGCCTGAGTTCTCGCGTCCCGTCAGCCTCGGCGACTTCATCGTCAGTCTGCCGGAGATCCTTGCTGGGGAAACTGAACATTGTGGGGAAAGTGGGGAAAGCGAACCCTTGTCGTCCGTGCTCGCCGGGCTTACCGTTCCATCCATGTCCGTGGTGGAAGTGATGAAAGTGAAAGAATCGAAGAAACTGCCACCGGATTTCCCCAAGGGATACATGACTGTTAAACAGGCGGCTTACAACGCCAAGCTTTCAGACAGCACCATGCGCCGATACATAGAAGTATGGGAAGAGGACGGAGGGCCAATCGAGATTGTTCGCTACGGCGGACCGCACAATGATCGTTTCCTTATGCTCAATGGCTCGGACTATGCCAAATGGTTGGCAAGGAGGAATCGACTGAGATGAACCGGTCCCGTCGAGTCGGCACCCACGCCGAAGAAGCCGTCGCCCAGTACCTGCGGGACGAGGGATTCGGCGCCGCTGAAACCAGGCGCCAACACGGCACCAAAGATCAAGGTGACATCGCCGGCCTACCTGAAGCAATCGTTGAAGTCAAAGCCGAGAAGAGCTTCGACATCAGCGGTTACTTGAGAGAGGCGGCGGTCGAAAAGACCAATGCCGGCGCCGAAGTTGGCGTGGTGTGGCTGAAACTGCCCCGCAAAGGGCAACCGAAGGACTGGGCCGTCATCATGACCGGCGAGACCTTCGTGCCGTTCCTGACCGCGTGGATGAGCGGGCGTAACGGCAATGGCAAAGGTTGACGAGCAGTACATCGAGCACCGGCACCGGCTGTTCGTGACAGACGGGCCGAATGGCAGTGAACGGTGGTACGCGTCGTGCTCCTGCGGCGAGGTCGTGCGCCTTGGTCCCTTCGACACCGAAGGTGAGGCCAGGCGGCGGCTGAGCGAACACGGGGCCGACGGGCAGTTCTCCTACAAGCTGTAACGATCAAGGGGAGTCAAATGCGGTACCTGCGCGCCCTGGCGGCGCCGATTGTCGGCGTCTGCCTTTGTGTCATCCTCACCCTTACCACCGACCCCGAGCTGGCCGTCGACATCGACCGGGTCCGCTGGTATCGCAACCCCAACCGCCATGACAACGCTCCCGTCTACCGGGGCGTGACCTCGGTGACCGGAGCCCTGCCCAAGCCGGCCCTGTTGGCCTGGAAGGCATGGCAGACGGCCCGCTACGCCGTCGACAACAAGAACGCCTGGTTGAACATGCCCGACGAGGAAGCCATCGAGTGGCTGGGACAGTCGACCAACCGGGAGACCAACCGGGCCGCGGCCAAGGGCACCACCGTCCACACCGTCATCGAGAAGATGCTGCGAGGCGAGAACTTCGACGTCGAGGCCAGGGTGGCCCCGTGGATCGGGGCGGCACAGGCGTTCGTCGACGACTTCCAGCCCGAGCCGGGGCTGACCGAGCGCACCATCTTCAACGACAAACACCGTTTCGGTGGGACGTTCGACTTCAAGGGCAGGATGCGCCGGGCCAAGGAGCTGGGCGTGTGCCTGGTCGACTGGAAGACCTCCAAAGGGGTGTATCCCGACATGGGCGTGCAGATCGTCGGCGGCTACGGCCTCGGTGCCGAGTACTACCTCGAACCGTCAACCTCCGACAGCGGGTACACCGAGTGCGAGTGGGTCCGGCCGGACACCGCCCTGATCGTTCACCTCACCCCTGGCGGCTACAGCGTGCGCCCGGTGCCGATGGACGATCAGTACCGGCGGGCGTTCCTGGCCTGCCTGGAGATCCGCAAATGGGAGCAGGAAGGACCGAAGATCGGCGACCCCTACGAAGTCAAGGCTGATTACGACCAGCAGCGGTTCGAGGCCGCCAGCCTCGAGGCCGAGGTGCGTTGGCTGAAGAAGCGGATTGCCACGCTCACCCCCGAGCAGCGGATGGAGTTGCAGCTCCACGTGAAGGAGCTGGGGATGCCCACCAGGCTGACAGAGCTGTCGGCGGCCGACGTCGACCGTGTTCTCGGTCTGGTGCGGGTCTATGAGATGGCTGCCCGGCGTGACAGGCCGATGGCATGAGCGACTTCATCTACGTCCCTGTCGAGGTCGAGGTGACCACCGAGTCGGCGCCCGGCAACGGAGCCGGTCCTCGCAAGTACCGACCGACCACGGCGGTGCTGGCCTTCCCCGCCAGCGAGTGGCCCGAGTTTCTTCGCCTACTGAAAGGAAACGATCAATGCCCGCATACGACCCCTACGACGATCCCCGCATCGGCGCCGGCAGCACCACCGTCAGCTTCACGGTGAAAGGCGACCGCTTCGCCGGCACGGTGCTGACCGTCGACACCCAGGCGGCCCGGGACAATCCCGACAAGAGCGTGCTGGTCTACAAGCTGCGGGAGGACGGCACCGGCAACGAGCGCATCATGTGGGCCGGCTCGGTCAACCTGGCCGGCCAGCTCGTGTCGCTGAAGCCGCGTGCCGGCGACCATCTGGAGATCACGTTGATCGATGAGCGGCCGGCGGCTGTCGGCAAGTACAAGCTTTTCGACGTGAAGATGGTTTCTCGAGGCAGCGACGCCGCACCGCCGCAGGCTGCTCCTCAGTCCACTCCGCAGCCGTCGGCGCCTTTTGTCGGCACCAGCGACGAGGACTTGTTCGGATGAGCGCCACCGAACCGGACTTCACCGTGGCCGGTACGCCGTTGGACACCTGGCTCGGCCGGGTGCTCGATGATGCGGTTACCAAGGCTGCGACCCTGGCGATAGACCTGCCGGACGTGCCGCACCTCGTCGCTGTCGTCAGAGATCCAGAGACTCCCTATCAGCCGTGGTTCAACGGCCAACGCCGGATGCTGCACCTGTACAAGCGGGACCATTTCCCCGAGATGCCGGGGCGGCTGCGACTGCACACCCGGACGTTGCTGGAGCCCGGCACGTCACAGGACGTGCGAGTGGTGTTGGTGACTTACGAGCCGAAGGCGCATGTCAGGCACGGCGATGCCTAGCACGGGAACGGCGGTCGTTGCCATTGCAGAGTTCGACGTAGCACACAAGGAGTTTGCGCTCGTGAGCAAGCCAGAGGCCTTGAAGGAGTTTGGCAGGGCCACGGAGGCCTACTTCAAGGCCGAGCATCGGCTGATGTTGGCTGCCGCCATGGTGCAGGCAACACAGGCTTGGGATGACGACGATGCTTTTATGGCTGCCTTGGCAGGAGGTCAGTACGTCAAGCCGGAGAAACTGTCATGGTTCCAGGCCTACTTAGGCTGGCGATGGGGCTACAAGCCGACTCCTGCCGCTCAGTTGTCTCGGGCCGGTCGGGTAGTTGATGCGCTATCTAGGGATTTGTCGCAGTCTGCGACGACAAGTGTACAAACCGGACATGGGAGTCTACCTGCCAATGAGTTTGTAACACGGCCGCTGGCGAAAGTGCTCAATCAGCCGGACGGCGAGACCCGTGTGCGGCAAGTTTGGGCAAAGGCCCAAGAGCTTGCGGTTAAGGACAAGAAGCCGGCACCGACCGAGGGTCACGTCACTCGGGCCATCAAGGATCTCGGCATGGCCGTGTCCGTGCCGAAGGCACGGGGCGTCGCTACTGCCGAGGATGTGGAGCGGAAGGTGCGGGAGGTTCGGGCAGCCGTCAACTGGCTCTTGCAGCATGCCACGGCGAAGGTGATCAACGAGCTTGCGGCTTGGATTGAGCGCACTCTTGAGGAAAGTGACGAATGATGGCACTGACCCGACGTGAGCGAGCAGCCTTCCGGTACGGCCGTTATCGGATGATGTGCGACCTTCACCGAGATGGCTGCGAAGTACAGATTGCTCGGAATGGTCAAGACATCAAGGATTTCACGGCTCAAGGTAGAGAGTGCCGGCTTTGGTATGAGTTGGCGGTGGAGCGGTGGCCTCAGCTAGTCGGCCTGAGTCCGCAGCAAATGGCCTGGCGTCGCGCTGGCTTCACGGCGGCAATTGACGACGAGCACGCTGAGGATGAGCTTAGCGAGCAAGCAATGCTGCTTCTCGAAGTGCTGCCGACAACTCCGGAGCGCAGTGAGCTTGAGACCTGGCTTGATTCTTACCGGTTGATCCTCGATCGGCCGATCGAGGAACGAACGGAGTCTTACGGCGACGAGGTTTCGGAAAGAGCCGACCGGCTGCGGACTGTCATTGTCCCGCTCTGGATGGTTGCCTTCGATGTGCCGCATCCGAGTCTCAGTGAGCACGAGCCGGAAGATGTCGAGTGAGGTCGACGTTGCCTTGGCGCTCGATTTTTTGAGGGCGCTGTACGTCTTCACACCACCGAGAGGATGGCTCAATCTTTTCTCGGTTGACCATTCCACCGGTGAGCGTTCGGTGGGCTGGGCGCCGCTCAGTGATCTCGAGCGTCTGGTGCCGTACATCGAGCACCTCGGCGCCCGGGGCGATGTGTGGTTCGGCGTGGCCCCCCGCCGGGAACGCCTCGACGGCGGCCGCCGTGGTGGCACCGACGACTGCTTGAGCATTCCCGGCGTGTGGCTGGATGTTGACGTGGCCGGTCCGGGCCACAAGTCGGACCGGCTTCCCAGAACGGTGGATGATGCCCGCCGGCTGCTGGCGTCGCCGTTCAACCCTGATGCCGTGGTCAACAGCGGCTACGGTTATCAGTGCTGGTGGCGTGCCCCTCGAGCCATTCCCGCTGACATGGCGATGGGGATGCTGGCCAAGTGGCATCACCGGTGGAAGACGGCGGCCGAGCGGCTGGGGTTCCATCTCGACAACGTGTCGAACGTCGACCGGGTGATGCGGCTGCCGGGAACGATCAACTGGAAGCGTGGCGATCAGGTGCCTGTGACCTTGCAGCGGCAAAGGTGGGAGTGAATGGGGCACCGCCAGAAGGGTAAAGGCAAGAAGCGCCGCAAGAGCTGGCACCGCGGTCGCATCGAGGCACGACGGTGGCGGTGGGCGCTCCGACAACAGCAAAGGAGTGAGTGATGGAGCGGTGGAAGGAAGACCTTGACCGTTGGCTCACCACCGAGCCGGACGACCCGTGGGATGACGACGCCTACTGGATCAATCAACGTGAGGCCGACGACTACCGTCACGAAGGCGACGACGTCGAGGGGGACGACGAGGATGCTTGAGGCCGACTGGGACGCCATGATCGCCTCCCTGCCCGAGCTGCCGGTGGTCGAGGTGCGCCACAACGGCTCGACCGCCCACCTGGCCGGCTCGGCGTTCAGCCAGCACCGCCAGGGCTGGGAGATGCTCCAGGCCGCCGGCTTCACCTTCGTGCGCCGGGACGGCAACGGCGACGAGCACTGGCACTGGCCCGGCGCCAGCCACGACGTCAGCGCCACGTGGTACGTGGAGGACAACCACACCACCGTCTGGTCGGAGACCGCGGCCGAGCATTTCGGCTGCCCCATCCGCCGGCCGATGGACCCCTTCGGGTGCTGCGCCTTCCTGCTCTGCGGGGGCGACTTCGCCCGGGCACGGGTCGAGGCCATCCGCCAGGGCTTCAAAGACGCCGGCGTCGAAGCTCCACCCACCGTCGAGCCGAGCACCGGACTGGTTGTAATTACCGCCTCGACGGTGACACCGAAGCTGGTGAGCTGGCTCTGGGAGGGCTGGCTGCCGGCGGCCAAGCTGATCACCCTGGACGGCGACCCAGACGCCGGCAAGAGCACCCTCTGCCTCGACGTGGCGGCCAGGATCACCACCGGGGTGCCGATGCCCGACGGCGGCTCCTGCGGGCTTGGAGCGGCGTCTGTGGTCTTCCTGAGCGGCGAGGACGACTTGGATGACACCACCATCCACCGCCTGAAGGCGGCCGACGCCAACCTCGACCGGGTCCACCACGTCCAGGCGGCCAAGACGGTCGACGGCGAGCGGCCGGTGCTGCTGCCCACCGACCTCGAGCTGCTCGAGCACGTGGTCGCGGCCACCGGGGCGGCGATGGTGGTGGTCGACGTGCTGGACGAGTACCTCGATGACAGCGTGAACAGCTACAAGAGCGCAGAAGTACGCAAGGCGCTGGCGAAGATGCGCGCCCTGGCCGGGCGCACCGGCGCCGCTTTCATCCTCATCCGCCACCTGCGGAAGGACGCGGCCCAGAAAGCCATCTACCGGGGTACCGGCTCCATCGGGATTGTCGGTGCCGCCCGGGCCGGCCTGGTGGTGGCCCCACACCCTGACGACGAGAGCTTGCGGGTGCTGGCGGCGGTGAAGATGAACCTGGCGCCGCGGCCGACACCGCAGACCTTCAAGCTCATCCCGCACGTCAACCTGCCGTGCGCCTGGGTGGACTGGCGGGGACCGCTGGACAACATGACGGCCGACCAGCTCCTCGGTGGCGCCGGCAGTGGTGAGCCGGCGGAATCACCGGAGGTGGCGCACTGCAAACAGGTGCTCAGTCAGGTGCTAGCACACGGGCGGGAGATGTGGGCCGAGCAGATGATGGAACAAATAGCGGAGTTCCACTTTACGTCGCACATCCTGAATAAGGCTCGAGCCAGTCTCGGCATTCAGACCCGGCGGGTGAACAAGTCGGAGTTCGACGGCAAGGTTGGCTGGCGAGTGTGGCTTCCTCACGCTGAGTAAGAATCTAGGGTAAGAATCTAAGAATCTAACCATCTCAGAGGATCTAGATTCTTAGATTCTTACCTGCAAATGTTGACGCAGAGCGACAAAGGACAAAATGGACATCGAGCCGTGGAGCTGGGGTTGGGGTGCCGCTTCCATCGACGTGCCCGAGGACAAATGGATCTGCCCCGAGTGCGGTTGGAAGGCGCGCTTACGCAAAGACGGCTCGGCTGCTCGAGGCCGTCATTGGTACCTGTTCGGCGGCGTGCGGTGTACCGCCTGCGCCCTGCGCTTCTTCAACGAGGTCAGCGCCGCCTCGACGCAACACGATGCACGGTCCGGTAGGAGCCGCGTGTAGAACGCTTGGCCGAGTAGGAGCGGGCAGCATTGTGCGTTCGGACCCGCTGCTTCTCGCTGATGCCGGCGCGACGAGCCTGCGCCCTGGTCGGTACGGGATAGCGCCAATTGCTGCGCGGGCCGGAGTGGTACACGAACGCCGAGGCCGGCAGCCGATTCCGTTGTGCGGTGGTCAGTGCCATATGGCCATGATGCCGCCGCCCATCCTCTTCGGGAAGTGCCCAAAAGGAGGGTGACCATCCAGTTTGGCGCCAGGGCCAAAGGAGGGTCACCCTCCTTCCCGGTAGAGTCGGTCAGCAGGGCGTCTGGCCGACTCAGGCGGCCGGTGGATCGGGAAGTGGCACCGAGCGGCTGCGGATCGCTCGAGACCGCTCGGCGTTCGCTGCCCTGCACGCCGTACACGCTGGCTCACCGGCACGCAGGTGACGGCGGTAGGCGGCGAAGGTGCCGCACGGCTGCGTCGGTGCCGGCCCGTTGGCACCGGGACGGGCGCCGTGGCGGGCACGCCACTGGCGTTGGTAGGCGGCGCTGCTCATAGTGATCAGCGTACACCGTAGGCGTAGGAACGGGATGGTCACTTTAAGACCCTCCGCAGGTTGCTGGTGTCGTCGCCGGCTGACACCAACGTCGGCGAAAAACGCGAACGACGTCGGCCGGCGCGGCGGCGAAATTGTTGGGGTGGTGAGATTCTGTAAACGGATTTGTTGGGGTGGTGAGGATCAGTAAACGGATTCCGCCCGGGGCACCCTCCGAAAAAGCCCTTGCGGGTGCAAGGGTGCACCTCAGCCCCTCTCGTGCCCTTTCGATGCATTCCATTACAGAGCCGATGGTGCGCCCGTAGGCGCCCGTGGACGCGCCCGGGCGCGCCCGCGCTGGCACCGTAGGCGCCCGTGGACGCGTGCCAGCATGCCGGCATGGCGGCGCGCCCGTAGGCGCCCGTAATCGTTCGGACAATGTTGTGCTCGCGGTCGAGCCATCGGCGCACGTAGGCGCCCGTGGTGGAGCGCGCCAGCATGCCGGCATGGAGAGCCGTACAGAGCCGTGGAGAGCCGTAGGCGCCCGTGCGCGCCCGTTCGGCGCCCGTGGTGGTGGTCGAGCCGTACAGAGCCGCACAGAGCCGTACAGAGCCGCTAGGCGCCCGTGGTCGATGTCGAACCGCACAGAGCCGCACAGAGCTGTAGGTGCCCGTGGTCGCGCCGTAGGCGCCCGTGATCGACAAAGCACGACGG